CACCCACCCACCTCCCACTTGCGCCTCTGCGTGCCACCACACATAATGGCCCAAACGCAACCCGCATCCCCATAACAAGCCGCCGCAATCACAGTGTGGTCATACTCGTCGCAGTGTGGTCATGCGGCCGGAAGTCAGACGCAACAAAGGAGCGTGATAATGAGCGAACCGATCAAAGCCGGCGACTTGGCCGAGGTTGTTGACGGACTGCAAGGCAAGGCCAGCCCAAACTTGGGCTTGATTGTGCGAGTGCTGGCCTACGTGGGCGACCACTCGCAGCATGGGCGCATCTGGCGCTGCGAGGCTGAATACGCAGTGTTGGGACAGGTGGGCGTAAATGTGCCGCCTGGCGCTGCTGACTTTGCCCAGTCGTGGCTGCGCAAGATCGAGCCGCCACCGGAGAAGGTTGCGGCCAATGACGAGGCAACGAGTGACGCACGGGCCTAATGTTCGAGGCAAGCGGGAGACAACACGATAACCGACCAAGCAGACAACACCCACAGCCCTACGCCTTCCATCGAGCCGTTGCCGCTCCGGTTGAGCGACTAGTCCGGCTACAGCCGGATCGTGATGTTTTAAGGAGCAACAAATGAAGATTGTGCTAGTCAAAAGTGATTCGCTGGACGATTGGTACGTCGTGGAGCGCGCGGAGCACGATGGATGCCAATGGCTTGAGCCGACTGGGCCGAACAGCATGCGGTTCATGGACTCAGCGCGCATTTCCGATGCGTGCGTGGAAGGCACTGCGGAGGAAATGAGAGAGCTTGCGAAGGCGATCAAGGCGCGTGGCGCGGCGTCATTCAAACGGTGCGCCGTGCGCGTGGATGGCGAGCGGGCCTACTTCTGCAGCCCGCGCAACAGCACAACAGAAGCAGAGATCCCGCTGGTAGATGCCGACGAGTTTGCGGACAGTGCACTTGCCGCGCTGACTACTTGAAGCCGAACGATTGAATTAAGCGGGCTGCCCGCTTGACGGTGACAATGCGCGGGCTGCTGTGGCGGCTCCGCTGCAACGTCGGATCCGGCCCCAACGCACAGGAGAAAACATGGAAAACATTGAACCACGCCATAAGCTGGCGAACCCGCGCCCCGAGCGCATTGCCACCTTGAGCCTGAGCGGCTGCGAGTTCGTAGTTGGCTGGGATGGCGAACCGGCAGAACCCGACACTTACTGCGAAGGCCACGTTTCTGTGCGCGGCAGCAAGCCGTCCGCGTGGGTGGAGTGCGTGAAGCTGGACGGCAAATGGTGGGAAGCGCACGAGGTTTTCTCGTCGGACTTCTGCGCCCAGTTGGACGCGGCGCTTTGCGCGCTGGAAGAGTTCGGGGCCTGCGCATGAAGAACCTTGACGCGCTGGTGAGCCGGTTTCTTGCATGGCCGCTGCCAGCCGACGTTTGCGCAGACGGCTGCGCCAGCTTGTCGAACTACCCGCACCGCAGCGGAACAAACCTGCTGACGGCAGCCCAGGCGCGGCAGATGCTGGACCATGTACTGGCGGATGTGCCGACCGCCGAGGATGCTGCCGCGTGGGTGGACGCGCGGCGCGATGCCTTTGCGGCAGAACACGGTAGCATCGACCCGGACACCGGGACGCTTGAGTTCGGGCGCGGCGCGCACGCCGATGGGAAAGCCGATTACGTGGCCGAGTTGGACGAAATCGCGGACGCGCTTCGGGTGCTTGGCACGACAACAGTCAGGGAGCGCATGTCAGTGCGCCTGCCGCCAGGCTTTGAGGCTTCGCGCAACGAAAACGGCAGCATCACCGTAACTAACGATGAGCATTCGATCATCGTGGAAGCGAATGCTGCATCTTCGCGCCAGGCGCCCGAAGAAATGTTGCACGCCCTGCTGACGGCACTTGGGGCCTAACGGCCGAGCAAAGCCGGGACCAACGGCGTGCAGTGGTTGTAGTGAGTAGGCGCTGGGGCGAAGGTCGTTCGCTTGAGTGAGGGGGTTAGCCAGCACCTTAACGCTGGCACAACTGAAGTGCAAATGAGCATTGAAAGCCTTGACCATATAGTTTCTGGCGCGATCTTTGATTTCGCTGTATTTCTGACAACGCGAGACCAGCGCATCACGCTTTCTTCTACTGATGACGCTGTGCCAGCGGCTTATGCAGTAAAAGAGTTTCTTTCCTTGCGTGGCGTCGATCAGAACTGCGAGCCGTTCTTTCAGTGGCCGTCTCGGTGTTCGGCCGTCCGTCCCTGTGCTTCCCCGTGCGGCGAAGCCCTGAACATCACCGGGAGCGCGATGCGTGACGACCCGTACTATGCGTGGACTTGGCATTGCAACGTTGCTGTATCGATGATGGATGAGGGCGCCCAACACGACGCGGCAAACGCAGCGGCTGCGCGGTTCATGCGCTTGGCCTTTGATGTGGACACGAGCAAGGCACCTGAAACTGCCGGGATGTCTGACACGCCGGTACTGGTGTCTGGCTAACGCCAGTTTGAACCGGCGCCCGACCTAAATTTGCCAAGCGCGACGGCTGTGCGCGCTTGGTTCGAAACGACAGTTACGCAGCACTGCTGCGAGTGAGGAAATAATGGACGAAGCCAAAGGACTGAACCCGTACTTTGAGGGGAATTTTGATGAGGAAACGGCTGACCTGCGCGAATTGCGGCTGGCGCTTGTGAGGGAGCGCGACGAACTGCGCGCCGAACTAGCTGCCGCCAAGGGAAACTACGGACGTGCTTGCAAGCTGGTGGCCGACATGCACGGCGCGGCCACCGGAAATCCTGTCGATGGGCTAAGGCGCGGAGTGGTCGAAGACGTGGCCGATCTGCGCGCGGCACTGGTGCTAGTGATGAACTACCCTGATGTGCGCCAGTATCTTGGGGGTCAGGTCGCGGGCGTTGCCGACGCCGCATTGGGTGCTGCCTAACGTTCGAGTTAAGCGGCCCGTATTTGTGGTGTGTAACGCCCCCAGCGTTCCACGTCCCGCCTCCCGTTATGCCACCGCTTGCCCTCCCACCCGCACAGGGCTAACATGGGCAGCGTTAGCTAACCTCTACCCAACCACGGACCTACCGACCAAATGCCCCGACTGGACGATGCCAATCTGCAATTGCACAAGCCCACCGAGAATGCAACGCAGGACCAAGCGCCAGGAGTAGTGGACGTTTTTGCCACTCCCACTTATAACCTGAGCGCTGCCGAGTATAACGATTTGATACGCAGACGCCAAATTCCGTTGTTCGATTGGGCCAATATGGTGTGGGAGACGGAAGTCGAGCCTCCTGTGTTCTTTGACGAGGATGACCAAGTGACGCAAAGCCCATTGCTACACCTCTACACCGTTACAGGCTTCCTTTGCATTGGCCATTGGCCGGAAGGGGAGCCCATTGGCCGCCATTTTGTCTCCTGGGCGTATGCCGACCCTGACTTCGACAGCTACACACCCACAACCCACCACTGAGCCATGTTCAATCAAGCTAACGACGGTACGCTTTACCCAGTTCTTGTCAAAACCCCGCATGGCACGACCCGTTTGCACTGGCTAAAGAGCTGGCCGGAGCACTTTGCGGCGGCTGTCAACGGGAGCAAGAAGGCCGAGATGCGCCTAAACGACCGTAGGTTCCTGGTTGGAGACATTCTTGGCCTAGAGGAATGGGATCCGAATGAAAAAGACAACACTGGCCGCCAGTTTTTCGTGCGCGTAACGCATATTGGCGAGAAGTACGCCGGTGTTGTCGATTCCGACTACGTACTGTTGAGCTTTGAACCCACATCGCCGCCGCAATGAACGCAACAGAGCTCACAAACGCTCTCGGAGCGGCCTTGGGCTTACCCAAGGGAACAACCAAAGCTGTGTTGACATTGGAGGTAGGCAAGCTCCCTACGCTTGAAATCACCATGTTTGCCTTGGATTACTCGCTCACTCCTCAGCGTTTGTTCGGAAGTAAGGCAGCGGAAGAGATTCCCAAAATTCATTTCATGCTTCGCTTGGAGCCTTTTCCGGAGGATCTCAAGTGACCACAGCACCAGTTGCCAATTACTTCGACCGAGATGAAGCCGACCCTCGCGATGTGTGGCTAAACGGGGCCAAGCAGCGGGGGCAAGTGCCTCCTAAATGCCTCCAACTCGGCACAAACGTCGCGTTTGCTATCGGAGCCAAGGTCGACCCATGCGCCCCGTGCAGGTGCCCACGGGAGAAATGTGGCGGTCGCGAGCCAACAATGCTGAAGGAAATGGGACTGCTGTGAGCAAATACGCACTTCCGGAAAATGACCACAGGGTTCCTTCCTGCAACGGAACAGCCGAATGTCTTCGGTGCGGAAAGAAGTGGGTTGCAGTGTGGCCAATGGGCGCAGACGCGCTTGAGTGCCCAAACTGCGAATCCAGAGATACCATTCGGAATCTCCCCCCTCAATTGCGGGGTGCATTCTTCGCTTAACTCCGCTTTACAAGCGCCTTACGTCCGCTTATAGTGGGTTAATAGCGGCCCGTGCCCAACCGTCTCCTCCCTGTTGCCTGATGAGGGCAACTTTGCCCCGGCTTCGGCCGGGGTCTTTTATTCAGCTTTATGCCAAGACGGAGCCCTATGACCAACACACGTTTCTACCAAATCTCAACATTGCCTTCAGGGGACAAGATCCTGCATCTCCTGTGCTGCGGCGTCCCGCTCCAAGAGCTGACTCAGGCGCTCAACCAAGCTCTGAACTGCCGTCCGGAAGCTCCCAAGTGGCTTCACGATATGGCAAATGAAATCAACGATGTCCCGGAGCCACACAATGCAAGAACTAACGGCAAGACAACTTGAAGTTTTGCAGGCTCTTGCTAATGGAAAACAGTTGAAAGGCGCCGCCTACGACATGGGTGTGACCATTAAAGCGATCGAGAACCACGTGACGCTTCTCAAAGCCAAATTGAATGCACAAACCATTGGGCATTGTGTAGCTCAAGGCTTCCGGCAAGGATTGTTGAAGTGAATCCGGAAGACTACGCTAAGAAAGATACGGAGCACGCTCACCAAGTTGCTTTGTTCATGTGGGCAGCAACGGTGCAATTGTCACACCCGTGTCTTCGCTGGATGTATGCTGTTCCTAACGGGGGAGATAGAAACCCAATTGTTGCGGCTCGCCTCAAAGCGGAAGGCGTTAAGTCGGGCGTCTCGGATATCTGTTTACCATTTGCCGCCAGGGGCTATCATGGTTTTTACATCGAAATGAAGAAGCCCGGCGGCAAAGAGTCCCCAACTCAGAAAGAGTTTGGTGCCTATCTTGCGCCACAGAACTATTTGTATCGCATGTGTGATCATTGGCACATTGCTCGAGACAGTTTGCTTTGGTACTTGGGGGAAGGGGCCCCGTTTTAAGCCCCTGGGCCGGTGCAAAGCCGGGCCCCTTACCTAGCACCCCTGCTGGGCGTTTGCGTGCCACCGTGGGGCCCCTGGGCAGTGCTACTGGGCCCGTTGCACTATATAAGCAGCGCCCCACTTGCGCTCCCCGGTTCTTTTGGGTTACATTGCACCCACTTGAATCGGAGTACACAAGGTGGAACCCGCAAACCCGTTTGCAGACACGTTTATCCAGTTGCCAGTGGCACAGCCGCTGACCGCACTGGAAATTGCTTTGCGCGACCGTTTTGTGGTCGAATATCTCAAGGACTACGATCAAATTCGGGCCTGTTTGCGACTTGGCTATTCGCTTCCGTATGCCAAGGAGTACGGTGCTCGCTTCATGAGCGAATCTTACGTTCAAAGCAAGCTGGTGGAAATTGAAACTAAGCCGGAACAGCTCGACAGCGAAGTTGAAAAGAAACGCATCCGAGCAGCACTGTGGCGAGAAGCCAATAACTTCGGCCTTGGCAGCAGCCAAAGTGCTCGCGTCGCAGCGCTTGCAAAGCTGAGTGCTTTTGAAGGCATGGACGCCCCATCTCGCTCCAAGCAAGAACTAACTGGTGCTGACGGCGAACCTTTGGGCGGCGGCGTTTTTGTTGTGCCGGGCCTGATGACCACAGACCAGTGGGAAACTGAAGCGGAACGGCAGCAAGCAGAACTAACGAGACCAGACGTTATTGTTCCTGTTCTTACGCAGGTTGCGTAACTTCGCCAATGAACGCTCCGGTCCTTCCTCAGCACCTACGCCCGAACTACGTTTGGCGAGCACTCCCCGGTAGCCAAAGTCTTTTTCTCAGTAGCCCTGTGCGAGAGGTTTGCTTTGCGGGTACGCGAGGGCCTGGAAAAGGACTACCACTAAGCGAAACCGTTTATACAACAAATGGTCCGCGTCCAATTGGCGAACTTAAAGTTGGAGATTTGGTTAGCTGCCCTGACGGCAGTATTTCGCCAATTATCGGCGTATTTCCGCAAGGGAAGCGACGGGTCTTCAAAATTACATTTGCCGACGGCTCTGTTGCGCGTTGCGACGACCAGCATATTTGGCGAGTGCATGTTGGAGGAAATACTCCGGCAGGCGTTTTTAAGAATTTGCAAATGCTGGAAGTGCTTGAGCGGTTTAACAGCGGTTGGCAAAGAATTAACGTCCCAACTTTAGACCGTTTAGAAATGCCGATGGTCGAAAACTATGTGCCAATGGATGCTTATCTTCTTGGCTTATTGCTTGGAGATGGCACATTTGCGCAGCGTATGGGTTACTGCACGGTTGACGAAGAACTTGCACAGTACGTTCTTGCCAACGGGGTTTACGAAGTTTCTCCAGATCCCCGTAGCGGCCTCCGTTGTTTTATTCCAACACAAGAAATTCGAGACCAAGTTGTAGAGTTGGGCTTAAAAGAGACACGCTCTCACACAAAGTTCGTGCCAACCCTTTATTTGAACAATTCTCCTGAAGTACGTTTAGCTGTCTTGCAAGGTTTAATGGACACGGACGGAACAATTGACAAAAAAGGGTACGTGACATTTTGTAGCGTTAGCGAGCAACTGGCGAAGGACGTACAGTACCTAGCCCGCTCCCTTGGCGCTAAGGCAACGCTAACAAGTAGTCTGTCTGGCAACTACGGATTAGAAACTGGTATTGCCCACCAACGGGCGTATAGCGTTTACATTCAGACTGCTGGTAAATTTACCCCCTTCCGTTTGCAACGCAAAATAGACCGCATTAAACCGTACATGCACAAGCATCTCACAAATAAGATGTGTAGCATTGAAGAACAAGAGCCGGAAGAAACTGTGTGCATCAAAATTGCGCATCCCGACGGGCTGTTCGTAACAAACAATTTTGTTGTTACCCACAACACAGACGCCATGCTCATGTCGTTTGCGCAGTATTGTGGTCGGGGCTATGGTGACTATTGGCGCGGCGTCATTTTTCGTCGCAACTACAAGCACTTGGACGACATCATCTCCAAGTCTAAGCGTTGGTTCAATCGCAGTGCGCAGAAACCTCGTTTCCTAGCTGGAAGCAGCAGCCTGAAATGGGTGTGGCCAACAGGCGAGGAACTTCTGCTGCGAGCCTTTGAGGACGAAGAAGACTACTGGAGCTACCACGGCCACGAGTACCCATTTGTCGGTTGGGAAGAACTGACAAGCTGGGCTTCTATCAAGTGTTACGAGTCAATGAAGTCCTGCAACCGCAGTAGCTTTCAGGGTACTACCAAGCTGCCATACCTGCCCAGATTGATTCGTTCCAGTACCAACCCCTACGGAGTTGGACATTCGTGGGTTAAGGACTACTTCATTGATCCTGTGCCTTACGGCAAAACAATTTCCGACGAAGACGGGAATAAACGCGTTGCGCTGTTCGGGTCCATCAAGGAAAATCCGTTCCTTGGCGAAGAATATATCAAAACTCTGCGTTCAATTACCGACATTAACAAACGCAAGGCTTGGCTGGAAGGTAGTTGGGATATCACAAGCGGCGGCATGTTCGACGATCTGTGGGATGCAACCAAGCACATCTTGGTGCCGTTCGCTATCCCCGGATCGTGGCGCATCAGCCGCTCCTTTGACTGGGGCAGCTCAAAACCTTTTAGTGTTGGGTTCTGGGCAACAAGTGACGGCACAGACGCCACCACGCGGAACGGCACAACTCGCAGCTTCCCCCGTGGCACGGTGTTTCGCATTGGTGAATGGTACGGCAGCAATGGCAAACCAAACGAAGGTTTGTATATGACGGCCAAGAACGTTGCCGCTGGCATTGTGGCTCGTGAGATTCGTCTCGGCATCAATAATCGCATGACCCCCGGACCGGCGGATAGTTCCATCTATGCCGTAACGGATGAAGCGTCCATTGCCCAGAATATGGAAACCGAGGGCATTTTTTGGACGCCCGCTGATAAACGCCCCGGCAGTCGCAAGAACGGCTGGGAACTGATTCGTGACCGCTTGGATGCTGTGGTCAACCACCCCGAACTACCGGGGATGTACGTTTTCGATAACTGTCGCGATTTCATTCGCACGGTTCCATCGCTTGCTCGCGACACCAAAGATCCGGACGATGTGGACACGGATGCTGAAGACCACATTGCCGACGATACCCGTTACTTCATGCTTGGCCTAAACCCGGCCAGCAGCCGAATCAAAATTCTTGGAGTCTGAAAATGGCCGTCAACACCGAACACCCCGACTACCGCAAAATGAAGCCCTTGTGGGACCGCTGTCGCGCTGCGGCAGAAGGCCAGGACGCTGTTCACGAAGCGGGTGCGGACTACTTGCCAATGTTGTCGGGCCAAGATGCCAAGGAATACGAGGCATATAAGAACCGAGCAATGTTCTTCAATGCCACATGGCGCACCATCAGCGGCCTGCTGGGCATGGTGTTCCGCCGCCCTGCTGTGTACACGCTTCCTGATGTAGCTGTGCCAATGATGAAGGATGTGTCGCTGGCAAACGAGCCCCTGGATATCTTTGCCAAGGAGTTGATGGAAGAAGCGCTCACGGTTGGCCGAGTTGGAGTCTTTGTGGATTACCCGACGGTGGTTGTTCAGGCCACGGCGGCAGATGCGTTGCGCCAAAACCATCGGCCTGTGCTGCGCATGTACGAAACAGAAAGCATCATCAACTGGCGCTATTCCGTTGTGCGCAATGCAACGCTGTTGTCCCGTGTTGTGCTGGTGGAGGAAGTAGAACTCACTTTATCTGAGTTTGAGACGAAGTGCCTCAAGCAATACCGAGTTTTGGACCTTGCCCCTTTGCAGGACAGCGCTGACCCCAACCTGTACTTCCGTGTTCGGGTTTTTGTCATTGACGAGCAAACCGGCCTGGACACAATGGTCGAGGGCCCGTTTTACCCGATCATGGGCGGAAAAAACCTGGAAGAGATTCCGTTCTACACTATGAGCACGGACGATATGGACTGCGATTGCGATGTACCTCCGCTGATCGATTTGGTCAACGTGAACATGTCCCATTATCGAACATCAGCGGACTACGAACATGGGTGCCACTTCACCGGCC